ACGACATCAACAAATCAACTTTGTTCACAACAACGTCCATATTTGTTTCAATGCGTAACATCAGATAATCGGTTCACGAAACACAATGACGTCTTTGATTGCCGGTTGGTTTTCGCAATTGAAACAAGCCGATTCATGCACGTTGATGCCTTGCACGGCGGTTTCAAGTTCATGCAGGAATGTCGCGTGAAAATCCTCGCGCATTTCCTTTGCTTTGCTCCGGTCAAGTGTCGTATATGTATTCAGACGCGATGACGTCGCGCGGGTGTTCATAATCTCTTCGCCGATGCAGTACCAAAACGCGGTTGCCAGCAAATCGCGATGTTCGCAAATAAGGCATTCGCATTTGTCGGTGCTGTTGATCGAATGAAATTCGTTCACCGCACGAATGAAAAACGTCCGGAATTTCAACGCGGCGCGTTTTTCGATTTCCTGCCACAATTTCGACACGTCGGATTCGTCAGTCACTAATTTTGTGACATACGCATCGGATATGTCCGGCAAAGCGTCGGCATACAATCCGGACGGGACTGTTGCGCCGGACACTTTGACAGACAATCCAATAAATCCAATCAGACAATCAACCATTGTTGCGTTGTTTTAATTGTTTACGCTTGTGCGGCTGATTCACTTGCGCTTTCGCTCTCACTTGCAGATGCAGAACCCGACGCGCTCGATGCGGAAGGATCGGTTGCTTCGTGTACGCACAAGCATTGACCGTCTGCATTGCGTACTGCAACGCTTTCGTCTTGTGCGGTTGCCACGTAATGCAATGCACCATTCACGCCGCGCAACGGGTCGCCAACCTTGAAGCAGTCGTTCGGCAAATTGAACAGACCGTAAGTTTTGGAAATGATAAGTTTCCAACCACGCTTTGCGGTGACGTTGCCTTCGCCGTCCTTTTCCGGACAATCAATGTATTTCAATTGACAGTCGAACGACAGCGGGAGAATCGTACCGTCAGACAGCGGAAGCGGCATCGGCAATTGGAAGAAGAACGAACCGCCCTTGTCACCGGCGAAATCGCCAACGTTTTGCGGGATGTCAACGAATCCAACCGTGCCTTCAGCAAATACGCCGAAATGGTTGTGTCCCCAACCTGCAACGGTTTTCGGGTCGGAATACGCTTTGAGATCAAGCGAACCGAAGCCCTCTGCGTCCGTTCCGGTTTTCAGTTTGTTGTAAACATCGAATGCGCGTACAAGTCCATTGCCGCAAACCAGCAATTCACCGGAAAACTCGTTTGCCTCTGCATCAAGGATCAACTTCACAACGCCGTCGTTCATTTGGGCTTTCGTACCCAGCGCAATAGGTTGTGCGCTTGCAGAACCATAAGCGGCATTGACGCCGAATTTCAACGCTTGTGCTGCAACCAAATTGCCGTCAATCTTTTGCAGAAGCGCATTGATGTAGGACAAAACGGTTTCATACAGCGCACGCGATATTTTGGCGTTTCCTAATCCGGTCGGATCGCTTGCGGCTGCAACGTACTTTCGCATGTCGGCATCGCTGATAAATAATCCGACTTTGTTATACAACGGTTCGCCGATATTGGCTTTCTTCCATACGGGCGAAATAGGCGTGTCGCAATCGTCAACACTCGACACTTCAGATTCAAGACCGCGCTGCAAATACTTGATTTCAACCTCACGATCAAGACCGTTCCGGATGTCCTCGATGTTATTCACTTCGGTCGCTGCGTTGTGTTCAAGAATCATCTTCAAGAATCCAACGGGGGTGATTTTGAGTTGGGGATCATTCAGCCCTGCAATTGCAGATATGTTCATCATAATTGCGGCTGCAACACCCGTCAATGTAAGTTTCATAACTTCAAAAATTTAGTTTGTGAATGATTGTTACTCTGCGCCTTGACCAATTCCGGCTTCCTGCATCGCTTGTTGCATTGCGGCATGGTAATTCTCCATGCCTTCTTGCTTTTGCTGCTGCACTTGCGGAATTTGGAACGGTGTGCGCTGTTGTTGTGCTGCGGGTTTGCTGACTTTCAGCAAATTTGCGTCCGCCAATACTTTGTCGGTAAAACCGGCGAATGTTACGGGCTTGTTGCCTTCGTCCAACAAGTCAAGTTCGGGGGCGTTCGCGTTTTTCAGTTTCAAAACGCCGTTTTCGTTCACGATGATCGCGCCCTTCTCTGCCAATTTGTTGTCAAGCAATGCGCGCGCAATGGTGACGTTCGTTTTGGCATCGACTTTGTCATTGGCATACGGTTTGCCCGTCAATGCGAAATCAATCAGACTGCCAAGCATCGCCTTCTCATGCGCTGATTTCAGTCCGGAAATTTCGCGATCTTTGTCGGCGGTCAACGTCGTCAGTTGGTTTTGCAATTTCTGCAACTCACCATTCAGACGTTTCACCTCCGAATCCTTTGTCACGTCGCCGTTCGCCGCCTTTGCTTCGATTTCAGCGATTTTCGCTTTGATTGCCTCCGCAAGTATGTCAATGCGCTTGTACGTGGATTTCTCCCCGTCAAATTGCGCTTGTACACCATACGTTTGTGCAAGCGGTGTCAATCGTGCGTCAATGCCGTTCAATGCAAGTGCGTCGAAATGCTTTTTGACTTCGGTGTTCGATTTCGCGCCGTCAAGCGACATCAATCCGGCGTTCATTTTTCCGGCGAAATCATCGCCGATTTCCATGTTTGCCAATTGTGCGTTCGACAAAAGCGAAACCAATTGTGTGTCGTTTTGCAGCCCTAATTTAGCCGCCATAGTGTTGAGAAACTCTCCAATTTTCATAATGATATGATTTTAATTGTTGATATTATTTCCGACGTCCGCCGCGCGATGTCTTTTTCGCGGGTTCTGATTTCGGATTTTCCTCTGCCGGTGTTTCCTCTGCCGGTGTTTCCGGTGCGGGTTCGGGTTCGGGGTTTTCCGGCGCGTTATCGCCGCCGCCAATCACCATGCGCAATTGCGCGTTCTCTGATTCAAGTGCGGCAATACGGTCGTCGCGCTTTTTGAGGTCTTTCTCCAGCGACGCAACTTTGTCGTTCAATTTCTGCACTTGATGATTCAACGAATCTTTGACGTTCCGTTTGTCGGGGTTCGCGCGTTGTTCGCGGTCAACACGTGCCGCGTATTCGGGAAACTCTTTGCGGATTTCCTCTTCGGTCGGCTCTTCAACTTTCGCACCTTGCGACAAATAAAATTCGCGGTTCTGTGCCGGTACTACAACCGAACGTCCGCCACCCTTCGGGGTTACTTTCAAAAATTGTTTTGTGTTCATAATTTTGCAAATTTTGGAATACGCCGCAAAATTACCATTCAATTTGAATATATGCAAATTTTCTTGAATGTAACATGCTATTTTTTGAATAATGATGACAAAATGCACTTTTTTCGCATTTTTTTGCTCAAAAATTTGCATAGTAAAAAATTTTTTACTATCTTTGCAGCAAATTTCATAAATAGGCAAAATGGACGCGCATGAAATAGGCGACTTCATATCATCGGAACGTGCCGAACGTGGCATGACGCTGTATCGTCTTTCAAAGATGTCCGGCGTTTCGATCCGACACCTCCACATGATAGAAAACGGGCGATATGACGTCCGCGTTTCGACGTTGCAAAAGATATTGACGGCATTTGATAAACAACTAAAAATTACTGACACATGATTGGCGCAATTATTGGCGACATTGCAGGGTCGCGATTTGAATTTAATCCAACGAACGATGAACGCTTTGAGTTGTTCACAACGCAATGCGATTTCACCGATGACACGATTTGCACGGTGGCAATCGCCGATGCTATAATGAACCGGAACAATGATTTTGTCGGTTCGCTGTTGTATTGGTGCAACAGATACCCGCACCCAATGGGAGGGTATGGCGGGCGTTTCCTGCAATGGTTGTCGAATCCCGTGCCGTATGATTCTTTTGGCAACGGATCAGCGATGCGCGTGTCGCCGGTATCATGGCTGTATGACGATCCCGATGACATCAAACGTGTTGCAGCCGAACAATCAGCCGTGTCACATAATCACGAAGAAGGCATACGCGGCGCGGTGTGCGTTGCGGAAGCGATACATATTGCGCGATCATACCAGCGTGTACGTGACGGGAAATGGATTGTGTCACAAGCATTGCAATTCAACGGGTATCAGACTACATGCAACATCAAACAGTACAAAAACAAGTTCTATGAAACGATGCCGGAAACAATACCGGTTGCATTTTGGTCGTTCCGCGAATCGCACGACTTTGAATCAGCGATCCGCAAGGCGATTGCCGTCGGGGGCGATGCGGACACGTTGGGCGCAATCACGGGTTCAATAGCGCAAGCGTATTGGGGCGTTCCGCGTGCGTTGTATGACGCCGCAATGGACTATTTGCCCGATGACATGAAAAGTATTGTCGAACAATTTAATTCATACACTCATGGACAAAACATTGTTTAATTATTGCCGGTACTACAAAGGCGAACAGTCATGCCCGTTCGATGACACACGCGGCGCGTTGTGGGATTATGAACGTGTATGGTGCGAAATGCAGTCGAAAAAAGACGCTACAATCAACGATATTGTACGCGATTATAACTTGTACGGTTTGAATGGATTTGAACCGTATGACGGCGTGCCAACGTCATTGAAAGCGTTTTTGTTTAATCGCTTTTCAAATTGGGTTGGTGCTGATGTTCCAGCGTTCAAAGAATGGTACAATGACACCTATAAAAAAGCGGGGCGATGAACCCCGTTTTTTTTTATGCACATGCGATTTGTGTGTCTGTTAGCGGCTGCGGCTTTTGCGATATAACTTCCATGTCAAGATACCATGTGCCGTTTTTGTATTCGGCTTTGATGATGCGAAATTCCGTGTCGCGTTGCAATATGGTTTCAAATTCGCGTCCGAATGCTGTTTGTCCGGATTTGCCGTCCCAATTGCGACCGCCGCCGCTTCCGTATTCGGAGAATGGTTCTGCATATATGCCTTGCGTTCCACGCGGGCAATATATATTCATAATTACATCACCGCCGAATCCGTTTCCGCGACATGAACCCGTTGACAAAAATCCGTGTTCGATTCCCGTTTTTCCGACTAAATCAGCAACAACGCCGTTTGTCCGGCTTCCCCTTGCGTCTTTCGGAATGTACGAATCCAAATTGATGCCAAAACGGGAGCGAATTTCACTTCTTGAACCGCCGCGTTGAACCCATTTGTCGAATTGATACGTACAACGCGAAATGATTTGCGTCAGCGCATTTGCATGATTGATGAATTTGTCGTGTCCGCCTTTGCCGCCGCAATAACTTTGTCCGCGCAAAGGTTCGTTCAAATAGCATGATCCGGCTGTGTACCCGTATGCGGCATCTTTTTCGTCGTCGGTTGCAGACTGCCATGCTTCAGATGTTTTTGAACGCAACGATGTGTCTGTCTTTTGCTGTGCGTCCGCACCTTTATGCCACATCGCATTGTCCTTGCGCTCCTGCGTATATGCGTCGTCGTCGAACTCTGTTTGTTTAATCGGTTTCGCGTGTTTCGCTGCATATTGCTGTTGACGTTTCGACATGGCTTGCACTTTCGCTTGCATGTCCGCAATCAGTTGTTTCGCCTTCGGAATGTCACCGTCTGAATATGCTTGCGTCAGTTCTTGCAACATCGCTTTGAATTGCGGCGATTTGGTCTTGACGCCCATTAACTGCATGACGTCCGGTTGCAGCGATTTCAACGCAATGTCCTTTTGGACTTCCGCCAATTTCTTCTGATATGCTTGTTCCGCAACCTGCCACGTCGGATATTTCTTGTTTTCTTGCACCCAATTGGCTTCGAACTGCAATTTTTTCACAAGGTGTTCACCGGTGATTCCTTTCGCTTCGAATGATGCCAATTTAGCGGTGACGGCGTCTTGTACGGCTTGCAGTTCTGACACCGTGAACTCCTGCATTGCTTGTTTCGGGTTCGCAAGCAAATCCAACTTTTCCAATTGCTTTTCGATGTCCTGCATCTTGACGATTTGTTGCTGCAACGCCGGAATATCTCCAGCGGCGATTGCTGACTGTATGCCGGACGTGTCCGCGTCCTTCCATTGCTCAAATTGTGCCAATGCCGCTTTCAGTTCTGCAATCTTTTGCGCCTTTTCCTCTGCCTCCTTTTGCGCCGCGATTTCCGCTTGTGTCTGCGTGTCGAATTTCGCACGAATATCTTTCGGCACGGCTTCTTTCGCAATCGGCACAAGTTGATGACGGCAATTCCAACCGCCGACGTTCACTTGAAAATTGTCGGGTGTAGTACCGTCGATCAGTCCATACGGCAAACCCGTTTTCGGGTTCATCTTGCATTGATGCACTTCGCCGTCGTATTCGATGCGACCTTTCAGAATGTCCGGAAACTCTGATATGTGTATATATTCTTTCGCGGTCAAATGGTGGCAAAATTCGCGCGTTGTTTCGATTTCAGAACCGACATACCGAAACCATACCGCACCCAAATCGTCGGTGAACAAACGATTGTTTTGACCTGCGTATTGCGTCAATGCGGTCGTGGCATACGTCTTTGCGTATTTCGCAAGGTCTGATTGATTGTCAGCGTCAAGCGATGTCAGTTGCTTGCGCAATTCGTCAATCAAATCGGAATACTTTGCGCCGGACGTGACGGCACGCAAAAGCGTTTTCGACAACGGATCAAGCACATTCGATTGCAAGCCCGCGCCGGTCAACCCGTCAATGGTAGTTTCGACGGCGACACGTTTCATGGCTTCGTATTTGGCTTTCGCTTTGTCATTCAGCGTCTTTTGTGCAAAGTTCGTCGAATAGAACGCCGCTTGTTGCTTGTAGATGACATCGAACATCTTTGCAAGGTCTTTCACGCCCTGCAAGTATGCTTTGTCTTTCGTCGCGATTTGCGCCAAACGCGCTTTGATGTCCGATAATAGTTTCAGATTGGCGGTCGTCTGCTTGATCTGTCCGGTTGTTTTGTCAACGTCCAATTTTTGAATCAGCGCAACAGCCGAATCAAAGATCTTCTTTTCGGTTTTGGTGACAACAGAATCAAACGAAGCCGATGCGCCGTCAATCTGCGATATTACGTCATTGTATTGTGCCATGCTTTGCCGTGTTTTTTGCCGTTTGGCGGGTTTTTGCCCGCCGTCCGGTCAACTATTCATCTTTGTTTGTTTTGCCGCCTTGTGGCTGCTTTTTCGGATCGTCTTTGTCATCGTCGTCTTGATTATCCGGATTGTTCTGATCGTCGTCCGGATTCTCTTGCGTTTGCGAAATCACGTCTGAAAACATCGGCGCGGCTTTCGGTTCGTTTTCCTTTTGTACCTCTTCCGCAAATTTTTTCAGCACGTCGATTTGCTTTTCGTACTCCAGCGAATAGAAATCATCGTTTTCACGAATAGCCCTGCGAACGAATGCGACGATATTGCACGAAATGATATAGTCGATTTCGGTGATGCCGCCGTTCTGCTTTTGCGTCATCTTATCTTCGGCACTCATACCGAACAGCGGATCAAGATCAAACGTCGTTTCGATCATGTGCGCGATTTCCGGATCGGTGTTGAACTGCTTTTTTGCATAGTCGATTTCAAGTTCACGCAAGATCATCGGGTGCGCTTGTGCATCGCGGGCGTTTTTCAGTTCAGCCATAAGAACAGACGTATTCAGAATGTCATATTTCGTCGGCACGTTGATCTTCGGAAGCATCTTTTCGCGTTCGTCCGGATTCGGCACGATGACGCTGTATCGGTATTCGTTGATGAACTTGTATATATTGTCAAGAATACGCACAATGTCTTCAGCAATAGCGTTGACAAAGTTGTTCAATTCGTCTTTGTCGTATGCTTTTGCCACGCCGGATTGTGACAACGGCGTTTCCGCAAGAAATTCCATATTGATTGCCGCAAGCGCATCATATATGTGTTGCCGCACATGTTCATCTTCGAACTTTGCGATGTCGGTTGATTTGGTGACGTAACCGATCGGCGGTGTCGGGAGTTGCTGTTCACCGAACTTTGACGCCGAAATGACGTATTCGCCGTATGGTGACACGTTTGACACCGAACCGCGCCCGTGACAATGGTGACAAACCTTTGTGCCTTTGACGATGTCTTCGCCGGTCTGTTCGTCATGTTCGATGACGTATTCCGTACCCGTACCGTTGCACACCGGACAATCATTGTTTGCGAACACGTATTTTTCCGAATGAATGTGTTGCAGAATTTCCGCCTGCAAATCGCTGTATTCGCGTGCCGCTTCGTCCAACGACGGGATCATGCCGGATATACGGCTTTCATATATGGTGTCGTTGTTGCGGCGCGAATGGTACAAGCCGCCGACCTTGAACGCGGGCAACTCACCGATGCCGTGTTCGTATATGCAAGTTTCGTCGAACTCTTTTGCGCTGATCTGTTCGTACATTGCATATTCGTTCTTCGTCAGCACGTAATAGATCGCACCGCCGTTGTTCACACGACGCCCCTTGTGCGTGTAATACGTGGACGTGTCGCGTGATTTCAGCACAACGCATTCGCCTTCCACGTAATAGACGATTTGATCGCTATCAAAGAACATCGCAATCGGCTTGATATAATCGGTTGTTGCGGTCGGCATGACTTCCGGAACGACGGCAACGATGCCGTTTGCGTCGATCAGATATTTGCGCAATAGAACGGAAAACGCCCAATTGGTGATCGACGTGAAATGCGGATAGTTCTTTTCACAATACTTCTCCAGCGTTTCATCGTCCTTGATTGAGGTCTTGACCGCGCTTGCATCATATTGTATGTTCCAATCTTGCGAACGGCGGATCTTCTCCAGCGACGAAAACACCTTTGTCACGGTGCGTTTGGTGATCGGTACATATATTTTGTTGCGGTACTCTTTGATGTTTTCAGATTCGTTCGGGCGTCGTTCCTCAATCAGTTTTGTCGGCACTTTGCCATACGCATGTTCATTCAAGCGTTTCGCAAGTTCGACGCATATTGCTTGGTTCTGATACCCGCCCGCCGCAATCAACGTTTGCACGATTTCGGGGGTCAACTTTTCGGGTGC